ACGACATGTGTGCCTTGTTTAAGGTAAGTTCTGCCTTTGTTCAGCCACACAGTACTACCTGTTGTACGAATCAGAAAATCGAACGTGCTCGCGTTCGTAACATCCGTCGACGTGTACGTAATGGTTTGTATAAACGCTTTCTTATTCACAGGCACTGTGTAAAAACACTGCTGCGTCTGTGACAAGGTTGCGCCGATGGTAGCGCGGATCGTTGTTGCTACGTCCGGCGTACCAGTAGTCGACGCGCCTGTGAAGGCATAAATAATACCGGTGTTAGTGCCGTTCGCTCCTGAAGTTGCAACAGACATACGGTTCACTCGCAAGAACGCCACAGCTCCTGTAGTAGCCGCCGTCTGACCCGTCAACGTTACCGTGCTGGTAACTTCTGCGAGGTTAGCATCAAGTCCTTCGATCAAAACGGTCAGTGCGCCAGCGCCTGCAGCATTGTCATCAGTATTATCAGTACTGGTAACGTTCAAGACTGCGGCTGCTGCTGGCCAGGTATACGCAGCACCTTGCAACCAAACAGTTTCGGCTGTCGTACCTACTGCCGCATTAAAGCCAAATTTGTGGTTGTGTGATTGATCTGCAATATCGCCGTTAGCGACGCGCACACCCAGGGCAAATAGTCCTGCGCTAATTTTATCCGTTGTGTCATCTTAAGACCCCATCATGGTACGTGGTTGGTCACGTCCAAAGTTACGCAGCCGATCACGCCAACTGGCGCGCACCGGCACTCTGCTATAGTTCATGCCCGGCATCGGCGTATCCGTCGACAACAGGGCAAGCCACGCTGCCGCGTCGACGTGGTCGTCACGACGACCGTACGGGAACTGCAGCAACTCTGTAACAAATTCATCTACCCAGTCACATGTGTCAGGGTGCGGCAGGTGTACTTTGCCCTGCCGCATCAGTCCTTGCAGGGTGCGGGCACGTTTTACCTTGTTGCCCTCCAGCATCGGACGGAGTTCTGTAATGTGTAGACTGGATAATCCTCTTTCATCTATAGCTATGTCGAGTAAAGGCCCCACAGACATGGCTATTTTGTCCTTTTCGATGCCCACGGTGTACGGATCGTGCTTGTCGAAGCTGTCACAGATTTCGTCGATGATTTCGAAGGCATCGAAGTGGCCGTGACGGCAGTCGACGAACCAAAAATCGCCGGTAATGTCCTTACCCCAGGTAAATCCGACCGTTTTGTCATTGACCTCCTTCTGACCGACCGCCAAGTCCCACGCCGACACCTTGGTGAGCTGCTCAGGCAGCTCCTCGGGCTGATAGTACTGAATCATGCTGTGCTGGAACTGCGCACCCTCGTCAGGCACCGGATTTTGCTGGTATAACGCCGCCCAGGTACGCTCACCAACCGCTTTTCGGATCATTTTCAGCTGTGCGTGGTTGTAGCGCGCTTTATGCAGTGGATCGCCCAATTTTCGGTGTTTTTCGTCCTTAACCGCCACCGCTGGGTAACGTACAACCTCAAAAACGTCGCCGTTACCCTCTTTCATGTCCGCTTCCAGGCGTCCCGAGAGGTCGTCGAGGTGCCAGCGCGTCTGAATGATCAGTACTCCGCCGCCTGGTGCGAGCCTGGTGTAGGCGGTAGTGCTGTACCACTTCAAAATGCTGGTGCGTTTCAGATCGCTATCCGCCTCCTGACTGTTTTTGATCGGGTCATCGATGATCAGGATGTGCGCGCCCTTACCCGTGATCGGCCCTTCGACACCAGCGGGGAGAAAACCGCCCTTCTTAGTGGTCTTCCAACCCTTGGCGTTCTGGTTGTCACGGTCAAGCTTGGTAGCGGTGAACAAGGCACGGTATTCCTGGTCACGCATACGCTCTCTGACGTTACGCGAGAAGTCCAAGGCCAACGTTTCCGCGTAGGAACAGACGATCAGCTCCCAGTCAGGGTGGTGGCCGAGTACCCAGGCCGGAAATTCTTGGCTCGCTAAGGTGGATTTGCCGTGTCGCGGCGGCATCTGCAGCATGAGGCGTGGATTCTCTCCATTTTCCACTGCTTTCATGAACCGCTCCAGCCGCGCACAGATGTCTTTATGCACCCAACCGGCCAAATAGTCCGGGTTGAAGCGCAACACACTGGCGATGAGGTACCGCCTTGCCAAGACACGCTGCGCCAGCTCACGTTGTGCTATTTGCTCGCCGCTAAGCTCTTCTTCCTCAGCAATCTTGGTCAGCTGCTGCAGCGTTTTCTCAGGGTCAGGCACGTCGAGCTGTTTCTGCTTCGCCGCGCGCCGGATTTCGCTGAGCCTCGGCGCACGCTCTTTCCTCACTTCCGCGATCAGCGCCTTGTACTCCTCGGGGTGCGCGTGCTGGTAGGCGTGCCGCCCCGGCGCGGGGTTAACCTTCGGCAGCTTGCGCGGCTTCAGGCCCTGCTTCTTCCGCTCACGGTTAAAAACCAGGGCAGCATTGTAGTCAAGCATCTGCGCTATGGTGCGCTTGAACCGCTTCCGCACCACTGGCGTCAACGTCGGCCAGTTACTCTTGTCGACTTTCATCTTCTAACTCGTAAAACTCGCCGTCGACCGCGTCGTTCAACTTGTTGCCCGCCATGTGGAGCAAATCCTTGTCAGGCAACTGCTTCAGCTCGTCCTGCGAATAGTCGTGGATCTCCAGGATCTTCCGCTCCGGCTCGTACGCGCCCAGCAACTTACCTATCTCGCGCCAGGCCATAACAAGCTCCCCCGCCGTAGCCGCCGCCTCCACTGCATCCATCATGCCAGTAAGAACATCACTCTTCGTGAGTTCCTTAACGTTAAGCGTGCTCTCCTTAATCAGGTACCGAATCGCCGCACGCACGCGCGGACTTCTCTCCATCTGCGTGCCGTTACGATAGGCATCACCAACACTGCCCGCCGCTCTTGCTGCCGCCGATTTGTTAAGCCCCTGCAGCCGCGCCTCAACGAACCGCTTCTGCTGAATGGTTAACTCAGTGTATGGGTTACGCTCAGTAAGGGTCAGCTCGGCAGCCATGTGGCTAGCCGACCTTGAGTTCTTGAATGGTGCGACTTTGCTCTACGATCTGCGCACGCATCTTGACGACCTTGGCGAGCAACTTGTCCTGCTCGCGCTTGCGCTTGGCGCGCCACGCCTTCATATATTTGCTGTGACAGTCGGGGCAGTAGCGCTGGTTAGCGCGTGGTGCGGCATCGCAGTCCGGCATTGAGCACTGAGTTCTCATGATACGAACCTTTCGATGTAATAGACCCCATCTACGCAGCCCCAGTACCTACCGCCATTTACTGACCTGCCGGGCCATAAAATCCACGGCAAAGAGCCTCTGTGTACTTCCATAAGGCTGACACTTCTCATATCAATGCGACCCTCTCTTCGTCTCGTAGAACAATAGGGTACATCCCCTTGTTCATAGATGCCAGTCGCATGGTGACGTCGCCGATGACGACATCAACATCGGTTAGGAGGCCGGGCTTGCGCCGTTTACCGAGTAATGACGAGGCTTCGATGGTGAGAGGATGGCGGAACATCAGGCTGATGCCCTCGCTGCGCTGCTGCACCGAGACCTCGACGGTCTTAGTGCCGAGTACGTAGCGCTCGGCTCCAAGGAATCTCAGCTGTGCCGAGACCCACTTTGGCGCATTGGTCGCTGAAGCGACCTGGTCGATTCCGCACAGGCGGTACAACTTTTCCTTGTTCATAGAACTTAGTTCTCCGCGCGTCGATTTGGTCGGGTCTTAACATGGTAGTGACTCCTGTCGTTGGGCCTCAAGATATTTGCGTAGGGCCTTGTGTATAAGGTGGTCATCTAAGCGCCACTCAACTGGCACTTTGTAGCCTGCGATGAACCCGGCAATAAATGCTTCGCACTCAGCGCTTAGTTCTAGGGGGAGTTGTAACTGGCGGGGGGTCATTTCGGTGGTGGGCATAAAAGTGGCTTTGTCACTTGGATCTGAGTACTGCGGATTGCCACCGTAGGGTGTTGTTACCATGTTCTTAGCTCCTGGTTCTTAGGTCTATGTTCTACGATAACGAAAATACGAAAAAAATGCAAGCCCTATTACATGAAACTACCCCTCCCGTAGTACCACCACACAGATCACCCTCCCCCTTCTCACCTTCACCGAACCAAAAACACCGTTCTAATAACCCTCAACTGGGCCCCGCGCATCCACTCTGGCGATCAGCTATCGAGCCCTCGGTTACGTCGTACGGTGTGCTGAGTTACGTGGTTTCGTTGTGCTAAGGCAGGCCGCTGATCGCAGGTTGGTAGTGAGTGTAATTGCATTTCGTGATTACCTTAACTGGAGTTCATCATGGCTACACGTATCGACAATGTGCAAGTATCAGCCTTTCTACAGGATCGCGCAGGTAATCACTCGTACCTCGCCAACCAGCACCGTCCCATGCTCGGCGTCAATCTGTACAACCCCGCTGATCAGGACATCACCATCACCATCAAGGCCAAAGATCGCGTCTACCTGCCCGGCCTCTTCGCCAACGAGAAGTACGCTCACGTCGAAGCCAAGATCACCAAGACGCACGTCACTGTCAAGCTCCCCATCGGCGGCAACACGCCTGTCTTCAACTCTGGCAAGGCTAAGTAACCTCGTACTGCGCACCACGCACGACGACGTCTAGCCCACGTTACGGGCTCTTTCACTTTTTTTGTCAATTCACCCAACGAGGGTCTC